CCCCTATAGGTTGCAATGCGTCCTCTCCTTTTAGTGATTTGAAATAGTCTATATCTTCTTGTGTGGCTCGTTCTACTTTATCAACACCACCACGACCCCATTCCTTTACGCCCTCGCTATATGCGTTGCGTTTAGTGGGCACTTCTACCACGAACCAACCTATTCCAGTGACTTTATATGCTGGCATTTTATTCTCCTTCATCCCCATAACTCCACCAATTCATTATATTCCCTTTCCCTATAGTCCCTTTCAGCCATATGAAACATTACTTCCTGTAAATTAGAGGGTAAGTATTCGTATTCTTTATCGTAATGCTCTAGGGCTAGTTCTTCGGCTCGGTTTTGTATCCATTCTTGATAGTCCATTATACCCCCCTCTTATATGTCTTAAATATCTCAACTGCCAGTTTAAGTGCCTGAGTGCGGTTCATTAAGATAGTTTTAGTAATCCACTCGCCGTCAATTTTATTCTTTTCTATCACACCCACACCCTCGTTATATTCCTTGTATTCCAGTGTTTGAAATGGCTCTTTAGTGATTATCATATCCTCTCCTATATTTAATACCCATATAATAAACTAGGATTTAGTTTTACTTGCCCGCTTAACAGCCTGAGCTTTTAGTGCTTCATCAAATCGCTTTTTATATTCATCTGCGTGTTGCCTACAAAAACTCCAGATATCTACAGTTTCAATAGCCTGTTTGTCACATCCATACATTTGGCATTGCTTCATTTCCTACCCCCTTATACTTGATACTCTCATAATATACCCATATCACTATACTGTCAAATTGTAATGTGGGATTGGCAAGGACTTATGGTGGCTAAGGCAAATTGATTGCTCATAATAACTCGCCTTATCAGCACCAAGCTATCATTTTCTTTGATTTACTGCTATTTTGACGCTTGGGGAAAAATGGTTTCAAAGCCACCATCGGGAGACCACTTCAAGCACTTTACTCCATGTCTATTTAGCATTGCCATTACTTCAATCTGTTCGGGGCTTAACTCGTATTGCTTGGTGGCTTTAACCTCAATGGCGATGAGGCTCTTTCCGTGTTCGGCGATTATGTCAGGGATGCCATTATGATAAACAAGCCAGCCCTTGTTGAATAGCTTATCCCATATCTGTCGTTCATACTTATTGCGTGGTCGCATCTTATTATCCTCCTTGCCTTAAAGTATAGCATAAAGGCAGTAATATGTCAAGCTATTTTACTGGACTTGATAATAAGTTTAGGATATGGTATAATATAGGGTGGGGGTGAAAGAATGAAACCAACAGATAAACAGGTAAAAGAGTTTTGGGAAAGGTTTGGGTTCAACTTTAGCCACAAAGCCGAGAACCATAACTTTTTCCATGGTGCTACTGGAACCTACGCTGACTTCTACCTTTATCCCGATGGAGATTGTGGTTCTCTACCACCCATAGACCTCAATAACCTCTTTAAGTATGCTGTGCCGAAGTTAGACCAATCTAGATATTACAAGGCACTCAGTAGCATATTCCTCAAGGAAAACGCTAATGCTACTACTCTCTTCTGGGCAATATACGAGGTGATGAAGTGAATTACACACAGTTTTACAAAGAGGTTAGGCAGTATGCGTCTAATTATGCTTGTCGGTTATTTAGAGATGAGGGGGCGAGGCTTGAAGCGGTAGACAAGGCAATGGACTTGGTGGTAGATAGGTTGTTGGGAGAGGAGATTACCGTATCATTGGCGAAGCGTATAGCACACGATAGGCTAATAAATATAGCCGAATCCCAAAGAACAGCCACCCCCAAGAATCTGAAAGTTAGATTGAGTAAAATACCTGGTGCCAAGGAAAGGGCGGTAATGGCTCTATATTCTCAGGGATACCGACAAAGGGGGATTGAGGAAAGGGTAAAAATGGCTCAACCTAATATATCTAGAACAATAAGTAAGTGGATTGTAAAATAAAGTTTGATTATGCGGGCTATTTCCCACAACTATGATATATTTTACTGGTATACTATATAGGAGGTATAAAGAGCAACGGTTCCTACGGGCTAAGTTTAATAGCCGTTCAACTTCCTTTATTTATATGAATCAATTTGAAGAGGTAGAATGATAGTGATAAAATGCCCTATTTGTGATAAAGAGCCTTGTTGCTGTCCTCCAATAAACCGTGGCTCATTTGCTCAATATGTTAAAGAGGGTGAGGTTGTTAAGAAACCCTAATGGTGGGATAATGTTTACAATGCCACAAAGGAACTATGCCCACCAGCCCACACAAGGTATATCACTATCACGTGTGACCACTTCAGGTTACCAAAAGAAGGCAAGGTGTTCATACAGACCAGCCTGTTGCTGTTTTAAATGCACAACGAAGAAGAAAAGAATGGGGGTGAACCAATGAAAGAAGGATGTAAAGTTATTGCGTATATCAGGATGGAAGGGATGCAGAAGAAGGTTGAGCCACCTATTATCTTCTATTATGATGCTGATAAGGTGAGTTACGACTAGAATACCCCAGTCACCCTAGGGCTAGGGAGAGCTGCCACTGTAACAAGGTGACCGCTTTCCCACTCACCGATTCTAGAAAGCCCTAATAGGCTACTGGCTGGGGATAAGTATGTGGGGTGACAGCAATAGCTAGTAATCCTAGCGTTGAAACTAATAAGGTAGCCCCACTACATATAGTGTAAGATTATGAAATTAACACAAAAACAAGAGACATTCTGTATTAAATATTTTGAATTAGGTAATGCCAGTGAAGCCGCTCGCCTTGCTGGGTATAGTCCGAAGTATGCTGCTACACATACTACCCGCTGGCTAAATATGGCTAACATCAAGGAACGCCTCCAAGGACTAAGGCAAAAGGCAGAAGACGACTCAGTTGCCAATGTATTAGAGAGACAGCAGAGGCTCACCGCATTCCTAAGAGAAGATAATTATAATAAGTATGGTATCAGTCGGCAATCTAATATAGCAGCCTCAGACCAGCTAAACAAGATGGACAAGCTATACACTGATGGTAATACAGTCAATGTAGACAATCGTAAGGTGGAGATAAATCTTGGAGACCCAAAGGAAAAGCTCCTTAGTCTCATCAATCGCCTTGCTAACAGAGCAGGAGAGACAGAGGGCGATACAGGGACTGACTGATAGAGAGGCTGAGTCCCTCCTGTATGATTGGGCGTTCTGGGCTAGGCCCAAACAGTTGCCCCCTGACTGGGATTGGTATATTTGGTTAATCCTTTCAGGGCGAGGATTTGGGAAGACTCGCACAGCGAATGAGCTTGTTGTAAAATGGGCAAGTGAAGGCTATAGCCCTATTGCCTTGCTAGGGCAGACAAAGGCAGATGTTAGGGATACAATAGTTGAGTTAGGCGATTCAGCCATTTTGAATATAAGCCCTCCCTGGTTTTACCCTGAATATGAACCATCCAAAAGGCGTTTGACGTGGCCTAATGGAGTTATAGGAGTTATTTATTCAGGGGATGAGCCAGACCAATTAAGAGGGCCACAACACGCTAAGGCCTCGGTGGATGAATTAAGCAAGTTCAAATACCCACAGGAAACGTGGGATAATTTAATGCTTGGGCTTAGAATAGGTGATAATCCACAAGCGATTGTTGCGACAACTCCTAGGCCAATTAAAATAATTAAAAATCTACTCAAGGACAAGAGGGTGGCTGTTACCAGGGGGCACACGTTAGACAACAAGGCCAATCTAGCGCCTACCTTCTTGAAATACATCTTGGGTAGATATGAGGGCACTAGATTAGGCAGACAGGAATTAGCTGGTGAGGTGTTAGAGGATAACCCTGATGCATTGTGGAAGCGGTCACTTATTGAAGAGAGTAGAGCTATAACCCATCCTGACTTGATAAGAGTTGTTGTTGGGGTTGACCCTCCTGGAGGGGTTACGGAATGTGGTATTGTTGTAGTTGGTATTGCTAATGTAAATGGACAAGAGCATGGCTTTGTATTAGAAGACCGCAGCCTGCATGCCTCCCCTGATGGATGGGCCGAGGCTGTGCTTACTGGATATAACCATAACAAGGCTGATAGGATAGTGGGTGAAGCCAACTTTGGTGGAGATATGGTAGAGAATACTATACTACAAGCTGCCAAAGCCAGGAATCAATCTGCTAGTTATAAACAAGTGCACGCTAGTAGAGGTAAGGCTGTAAGGGCAGAGCCTGTGGTTGCTTTATATGAGCAGGGTAGAATACACCACATTGGCGAGTTCCCTCAGCTTGAAGATGAGATGTGTGAGTGGATACCTGGAGAAACCAGGGAATCGCCCAATCGGGTTGACGCTCTCGTTTGGGCAATAACAGAACTAATGCTTAATGAACCTGAACTAGAAGAGGCTATAACGTCTTATGACAGTATGCAATTAGTAAAGGGGCTAGAGCTAGCATGACTGCCATTGATTACCTTAAAAGTTTACCTAGAGATTGGTTGCCTAAAAGTGTTGAGAGAGGGATTAAACCTCCCAGCAATGGGGACTTAAAGCGTTGGCTTAGTATGGGGGCTGTCATTATTAACAATGTTCGCCCTAAACCAATGAGTGAAATATCATTCTCGGTAAAAGAACTCATCTTCTTCCCAGCAGGTAAGAGGAGAACAACCATCATTTGGGAGTTAGCATGAACGAAGAAACCCGTTTAAGAGAATTGGCTCCAAGGGATGAATTGGAGCTTTTGATAATGGAAGCTGCTCAAAGTGTAGAAGACCAGTTAGCAGTAGAAGATGCGGGTTGGATAAATGTAAGCGGTGTTAGTGGAGATGTAATTTCAGCGTCTGAGCGGATAACGAACCTTAAATTATCACGTCTCTATTCTATTAAAGACCCACTTGGAAAACAATCAATTAGACTGTGGACTGACTACACTTTTGGAACTGGTATGACCTCTCATTCGGATGAGGATAAAACTGAAGAGGTAAGGAAGGCATTTTGGGAGAATAAGGCTAATCAGAATGTCTTATCCGCTAGAGGACAGCGTAAGTCATCCAATAAACTCTTAACAGATGGGGAGGTGTTCTTTGCCATCTTTCTAGGTGCGAATGGGGAGTCCAAGATAAGGTATATCGACCCATTGGAAATTTCAGAGATAATAACCGACCCTGATGATAAGGAAGATGTGAGGTTTTATAAGCGGGGATGGACTGATGCTCAAGGTACGGGGCATACGACTATTTATAGAAGCACGGCTAACATAAAAGGTGAACCTGCAAAGGATGCAGATAGTAAAGTAGTCAAACAGACTGACGATGCCCTAGTTTATCACCTAGCCTATAACACCACCACTCAAAGGGGCAATCCATTATTGCTACCAGCCTTAACCTGGTTAAAGTATTACACGAAGTTCTTAGGTTCAAGGATAGCGGTTATGCTGGCGTTAGCTAAGTTTGCCTGGAGGAGAAAGGTTAAAGGCGGTCAAG